GACTCTTCGACTTGTTTGGCCCGAGCTTGATCGGCCTTGGACATGACGGCCCGCTCAGCATCTACCGCAGCTTGCTGTGCTTGTTGTTCTTTTACGAGTTGTTCAGTCTGTTTTGCTATAGCCTTTCGAGACTCTTCGACTTGTTTGGCCCGAGCTTGATCGGCCTTAGATGTAATTGCACGTTCGTCTTCGACTGCTTTTCTAACTGCGTTCGCTTGTCTGTCTTCGGCTTCCCTTTCCTTGCGGTATGCAGTATCTATCTTACGCAATCGCCTAATGCGTTCCTGCATATCGCCTTCTATGGAGCGACTAGTCTTTCTGAAATCCTTAGTGATTTCCTTGTTAGCGTCCTTAGCGACTTTTACCGTACCTTCAATAGCTTTGACTGCTCCACTGTTGTCACCAACAATGGAGATGCGTAGTGGAGGTAGTTCACGCGATGGACCGCTCATTGCTCTTTATATCCTAGTGCTCGTAGCCAAATGGCCTTGCTGGAATCTGGATTCTTTTTGGCCGCTCCTTCGAACACCAAAAGGAAGTCTTCGATCTTAGCGGGCTTTTTGGCAAATGAGTTATGAATCATGCAAGCGACTTGTGCCGCATACCAATCCGGTTTCTCATTTTCTAGTTTTCGCCTATAAAAATAGGCTTGCCATTCTTCGAACTCGTCTAAGGTCGTAGCCTGCTTAACGAATTGAATCGGCAAGCCCAATTCATGTGCGAGCTTGTACCAAAGGTATTGTTCGTCGGTTAGGACTTTTTTGGGTCTACCTCGACATCCTTCTCGTCTTCATCAACTAGAAGTTTGTTGAGCTTAGCCGACGCCGTATAAAGCCCTTCTAGGGCTTCATCCGGCCATTGGCTAATATCGGTGATGCTGACCAACTCACCGTTAGGCTTTTTCAAGGTCCGTACCAAGAGGTCGGTGTACCGACCTCTGTAGTCGAGAATCTTGACTAACTTACCGTCGCCGTTGATCTCGACTTTAGCAGCCTGAACTGCTCGGTACTCATCGGCCATTTGGCCAGTCATTTGTACGAGAGTGTAGGTCACTTCATTGCCGTTAGCATCTTCGATGATAACAGGCTCGGAACGTAATTTAACTGAAAACTTCATAATCCTCACGCGGACAAAAAGAGAAAGAAAACCCTTGCGTCTGCCTTACCCGCAGACGCAAGAGGGTTAAGTCAAAAATTAAGGAGCAACCGTAGTCGGAGCAGACGAAGTGATGAACACTGGGCCTTGTTCCGAAGGTGGATTGCTGGTAGTCAGATTACTTGGGCGAAGGACCAGCGTAGCTTCGGGTCGGTCGCCAGTAGTGTGCTCATCAGGTACAAAAGACATAACTACCGCGTAGAACGAAGCCTGAGCACCGTCTGGGTAGTAAACTCGGCAGAATCGGTTCTGGCGCAGGATTGCAATGACTTGAGGGAGAGCGTTAGGTGCGTAGGAAACCTTGGCCTGGATTTCTTCAGCGTTGAGCAACGCTCCGCCGAGGAAAGTCCGCCAGTTGTTGGTACGCATGGTGGTCATTTCGATAGGATCGTCTGCGGTCACGCCAACCGGAGTTACCGAAATTTCTTCGAAAAGTGGGACAATGCCGACGATTTCGATGAGGGTACGGTGCCCGTTTCGCATCAATGTGTTTGACATATTTATACTATGGTCATCAGGAAACTTTGGTTAAATCGCCAGCGGCGGGTTTGAGGCTCTTGGCCCATGCACCCCATTGTATTACTTTTACTGATAACTTGCACAATTTTGCCAGATACGCTAGTAGCTGAGACGTTTTTTAGTACGTCTTCCCAGAGCACTTGGAGGACGTTTCCGGCCTCGATCTGGTCCGTTCCACGGACTTGGATCTCGACCAGATCGTTACCTTGGTGCTCGCCATTCATTAGTCGCTGAAACAGGCGACCTTTCATGTCGTAGCACGTAATGGCCTTGTCTGGTTGATCCTGCATGTGATTGGTAAAAACGGTATAGCCTAAGGCCGTAGCCCGTGAGTTGATGATTGCTGACATCATCCGAGCCGGGGTGAACGTAGGAGCAGGAGTGGTCGTAGTAGTTGTCATACGGATGCTATCGCCTGCCAAGCTAAGTAGTTGATGTCGTCAGTATTGTTTTCCGCAGCAATTTCGAGGAACCGGACTTCGTAAGGTTCGTCGTGCTGATAGACTGCGTATTCCGCAGGAATACGTTCTCGGTTGCCTTTGAAGTAGCCCCTAACTGGGAACCCGAAGCCAACAATGGCTTCGGCGTTCCAGCCTGAGCCTTGTACGAAGTAATCACCCGACGCCCTAAGTGCCCCAGTATCTACCGGCGTAATGTCCACGGCGTCCTTGAGGACCATACGAGCAAAGGTAGGAAGTTCGCTGGCGAACGCCCTACCTGCTTCGTGATTGTACTTTTTGAGTGCTTTTCCTAGCTCGGGTATCCCGAGGATCTCAGCCTTCATTACTTCTCAATGGGAGCTTGCGGTCAATTTTCTCTAAGGTACACTGAAGACCATCAATTGCTTCACTGGTCTTCTCTAGGTGTTTGTTGGTGGCCTCTAAGTGCTTAATGGCAGCATCTTTGACTGGCACCACGACGTGCTCAAAGGCATGTCCTATGCCTTTGATGGCAGAGCGTGCAAGGAGGTAGATTGCCCAGCCAGTAGCGACTAAGACTAGGACTGCGACACCATTGTTGAGTAGAAATTGGACTGTTTGTTCAGACATTATGCGCACGCTTCGTAGAGGAATATGGAACGGGTTTTCAGTAGTGGCGTCTTCGAAACCCACAGGATTTCGTGGACGCCTGACAGTGACCTTGGGTTGACAGAATGCTCTCCATCTACTAGCCTGCCCTCCCTGACTAGTCCTTTGACCGCTAGCTGCCGCTGTGTTATCAATTCAATCTTGGAGAAAACGGGCGAGCCGTCTTCTGTGAATACTTGCTTGTTGGCATAATCCCAACGACAGGTCATTTGTACTGGAGCAGCGTATGTGCTACGACCGTTGATGTCTGTACCTGTGTACGCCCAATAAATTAAGTAATCCTTTTGACATTCTCGGATTATCTTCATGTGATTGCGGTTCCTGCCCAAAAGAACTGCTTGAAGCCACCCTTGACTACTTGCTGATTCCATGCGGCAAGCCTGCCGCTAGAATCGAGCATCATAGCCGTGGTGCCGAAATGCGTGATTCCAAGTCCCTTGTCAAGCTGAACTTGATAACGGACTTGGAGGGATTTGACCTTTTCCATCTGTGCCTGAGGGTCACTGATGGCGATTAGGTGTGCTGCCATGTACCGAGTCACTAGATCAAAGGTAGCGTCGTTCAGTACGCCGACTCCGATGCTGTTCTGAAGCATCAGAACAGCATCGTCGATGAAGGCATCGACATCGGTAATTCTGCCGGTGTCGAAAGCTAGTAAACGGGCTACTTGATCGTCTGTAACTGCCATTATGGTTTCAGGGTAATGAGGGAACCGTAGTGAACAGTCTTGCGACCGTTTTCGTCGTAAATGTCGTATCGAGGGTAGGCACCCTTGGGATTGGCTGATTCGTCGATAACGTCTTTGGTTTCGTCGAATTTCCAGCCTTTCTTGACCCAAACTGGTAGCGTTGCTTTGCGATCTCGCTCGCACCAGATACAGGACTTAATCGTGTACTGTACAATGTGCTTTCGCTTGACCGCAGGCGTTGCTGGCGGAGGAGCGGGAGCTTGTGGGACGATTGGCTCTATCTCGGGTTCTACCTGAGCGGGAGCCTCGTTAGGTTGATCTTGGTTGGAAAGGTCCACTGGAGTTTCGAGCTTAATAGGCTCAAAACTCGGGACTTCGACGCTAACCTTACAGCCAGCTAACATCAAAACTGCTAATAGTAAAACATATCTCATCTTGCACCTGGATTCACTTTGGAGCCTGGAAGTACCCAAAATACGTGGGTTTTAGCACATTGCCACAAGCTGCTCATCGTGATTAGTCCGAAGCCATCTTCACCCCACCCTGAGCCGCCTACGCGACCCAGGAGTGGATTCTTACATGGACCCCAGGAGTTTTGAATGTCAGGATGGACCAGATCCTCACCTCCTACCCAACGCCCGCTGTGCAATAGCACAGCGTGGTTGCCGTAGCCTCGTGATTGGACTACATAGCCTTTGTTCAGATTCATAAATCCACGTCCTACATGGACGGCGATTATGATTTGATGGTCCCTAGCTAAAGCTGAGGCCACCGCAATTTTGAAAGTCTGATAGTCAGAGACAGGAACACGATACGCTTCAAAGGCTTGAAAAGTCTTTGCCGTTTCGTCAGCCTCTTTGAGTAATGCCGCACTGACTTGACGGCGGTTGAACACCGTGAGTGGGAAATTCTGCGGCTGGCCGTTGACCCGTAGTTGTACCGGAGAGATCCCATTTTTAGTGCTGTAGGTTAGAGCATTGACTAACTGAGATCCGCCATCTCGCCCGCCGTTGATGTTCATGTAGAGGTGGCTATCGGCCAGAATGATGTCTGACATACCGTCTAGTTGTCGGCGGTTGTGGAAAGCACCAATAACAGAACTTGGGCAGCATTTGCCGATTGACCCTTGGTTGACGATCAGTTTGCTTCGCAATCTGCGAAACGTCTTGTATTTGTCGCCTTTAAGTGACTTTTCGATGTCGGCTGGATCAAGGTAGTTTACGTCGCCGTAGACTGGTCTCGATAACGCCTCTTCGGTATCATTCGCTGTCGGGAGAAGCAAACCAGTACCTACTGGTTCGCCATCTAACAGGTTAAAGGTTTCAAAGTCACTCATTTCAGAATATCCTCAAGCGTGTCTTTCCATTCCACAGCTTTTATTAGCTCTACTAATTTTTGCCCTTCCATTCTACCAGCAGCCAAGAAAGGTGGCTTAATTTCGCGGTTAGCTACGGACTGGATCAAATTAGTAAAGTTTGGATCGTCTTGGTCTACGACCAAGAACGAATCAAAACCATTGGCTTTGACGAACTCAGAAGCTCGGCGTAACTCAATAGTCTCATCGATTGGGGGCGATGCTTTCTCATGGACGACAAGCAGCATAGTACCCTGAAGACTGTTTACAGTCTCGGGCCTAACGTCTGCTTTGCCGCCAAAAAAGGCTCCTGCCATAAGCACGAGCCCACCGAGAATCATAGCCGCAATAGGGCCTACTTTGTTCTCTTCCATGACCTACTCCTTAGGAGTCGTAGGCTGAGCAATCTCAGAGAGAACGGTTACAAGAGCAGCCACGCCCTCTTTGGAGCCGTGGGCTTCCATGTAACGGAGAACGGCTTCGACGTACTGGAGAGCAGTTGCCCGGTCTGGAACAGACGGGGCAACCTCTTGGCCCTTCATCGTCTGTTGATGAAGCTGCTTGAGGATGTCTTCGATAACTTGGTCTCGCTTGGCATTGGCAGGCAAAAAACCTTTAACCAATCGCCAGACTGCCCAAATACCACCGGAGCCAGCGATTAAGGCACCGATTACCATAGCTACTTGTTGTACGATGTCCACTTTACGCCTCGAAACGAATGGAACCTAGATAAATGTCATCTTCACTTTCGGCCATAACGGGAAGTCCCGATACTTGCCGATTCTTGAAATACTGGAAGACTGCTAATGCGACCTGAGTGAACAGGGCAATAAGAGCCGGATCAACGCCGACAGTGCGTTTATCGGCCTTGACGAGTCGTTCGTATTCCACTTTATTGCCACCGGCTTGCGTAAACGCATCCTTGGCAACGCGCACAGCGAGTCGCTTGTGCGCGAGGGATAGTCGTTTTGGTCTACCGAACATGGTTACTCGACCTTTATTTCAAACTTTTCTTTGCCCCAGATCTCGTCGAGTCTGTCATCAGACTCGACAGTATCACCGACCTTGAACTTGACGGCATCATCGCCACCACAGCCTACATACTTACCGGCTAAGAGCTTAAACTTATATTTTTTAGCTGGAGTAGTCTCGGCTACTACTTGAGCCTTAACTTCATCTTTAACTTCAACTTCTGATTTTTCTTTTGCCATGATTTTTACTTGAATACCCGAGTTATGAAAATACCGCCTACCCTGGGGTAAAGCAGGGTAAGCGGTACGGCGGGAGGAGGATCTTATTCAGTGGCTAGCCACTGAATTGATTACGCAGTGGTTGCGTTGCCAGTAAAGTGAACAATACCGCTTTGTCCGTTTTGATCGGTACGGAAGAGAGGAATCATCATCGCCATAACGCGGAAGTTGATCGTCTCACCACCATCGGTATTCCACTGAACAACTCGCATATCCATACCCATAAGGATCGAAGCGGTCATTTGGTCGCGTTGTACGAGAACCAGTTGGTTACCAGAAAGGTAATCCAACATCTGAACGCTGTTGATGAATGGGATTTGCTGAATGTTATTCAGCAGAGATCCGCCAGCATAGTTGTCGTTGAACTGTCGCAACATTGCGGTCATAAGACCTGTGCTGTAGTATAGATCGTAAGGACCGAACTGATTGTCGTCGTGGGCTGCCTTAATCATGTTGATAACAGAGTTATATAACATGGCAGGAGTCCAACCGGAAGCCGTTGGGTTTAGGAACGCACCAGTGTTTCGACCTGGGAAATTGGTGATACCGTACAAGGTACCACCGCCGTAAGCGTAGGTTCCGTAAGTACCGATTGCCAACTTTTCAGCCAACTCCGCAACTTTTCGACCGTTGAGGTCGAGAAGGTGCGTTGGTAGTCGCTGACCAGTCTTTCGAGCAATAGCGATTTCCCGTGCTTCAAGGCTAAATTCCTTGTGGATGATTGGCAATGGTACGCTAACCAAATCGACCGTGGTACGGTCATTGGTTCCGCGAGTCTTTGGCGACATGCTGAGCGTAGCATCATCGATGTCGCTGACTCGTTCGTATTGGTAAACCGAGTGGCTATAAGCCTCTGGAAAGTTTACAACCAATCCTGCGGAACGCATTGCATTGATGAACTGCAAACGAGGTCGAGCAATGTCAACCAATCGCTGATCGAGGTATTGCCATTCGTTCTTACGAAGAACAGCTCCCGAGTTAGCAACGAGTTTGGCTTCGTACTGTCGCTCTCCGTTGTCGTCATATTTACCGTTCCATACTGGAACGTATTCTTTGTTGTCATCTCCAACGAATGGCCGGAAAGACATAAAATCACCTGCTTTTAGCAAGCGACTTGCGACGGAGCTAGAACCGCTGAAGCCCTGCCCGTCATTAGTGATGAAGTCTACTTGAACGTCACTCATAATAGTTCGTTGTTTTCCTTAGGGAGGGTTAAGCGATTCTGACGAGAATTAGGTCTTCTGCCGCAGTCGTAATGTCTTCGGCAGCGATGGCTACGACCTTAGCAGGCGTACCAGTGGTTTTGATGAGCAAGCCAGCGTTGTTGAAAATCAACGCATCGCCGATGTCAAAGTTGATGCCGCTTGGAACTCTTGCGTACCGCAAGGAACCAGGGACACCAAATTCAGCACGGGCAGGAGCACCGGCTGCATAGGCGTTATCTACCCCACCACCTGCGGTTACGTCACCTTGGAAGGTGTCTTCGAGCAACAGAAGGGTAGGTAGGTCAGCACCTTGGATATTGACCACGTTGAACTCATTGGCCGAAGTAATTCGGACAAAAGTTCCTGGCTTGAGGGAAGTACCAGAAGCGGTAACACGTTCCACCTCAGGTCCATAAAAAGTATCCTTACGGATGGTATTTGCGTTTGCTAGCGCCATGTTTCTTACTTACTCTTTGCAAAAGTGGAAGGTGGAACAGGTACCGACTCTTTACTTGGAGTCGTGTTTTGGTTACCAACAAATGCCTCGCCTGCGTAAACAGTCGATGCACCAGTGGATTGAACTTGAGCTGGCTGAATCATTGATGCCAGCTTGTTCAAGTGTGAGGTTGGGAAGGAAGCAAGTTCTTCCTTGGTAAAGCCATCTTTGGCATTGGCTACGATCTTTTCGATCAAGCTCTCTCGTTGCTTGACTGCGACAGCCAGAGCATCGTTGACTTGGTTCTTAACGCCTTCGCTTGCGTGCTCCAAAAGAGCCTCTACAGAATTGCAGACAATCTTTTCAGCCTTCGCGGGCTCAGGTTGAGCAACAACTTGAGCAGGAACAGCCAAAGCCTTTTCAATAGCCTTGAACGCTTCATCGCTCATGTTGGTAACGAATTCGGCGTGCTCAGAGCCGAGTTTCTTGATTAGGTCTTGTCTTTCCATTTTCTCTTGCTTTTGGTTCTGTACTTGGTAAGTTACTTTTTTAGTAACTGGTATCAGTTCTCCTAATAATGTAACAGAACCATTTTCAATTGCATAATTTTGTTGGAAGTATCCTTCTTCTACGCCTGTTGAGACTTCTACAATTGCGTAGTCGTCGTAGACGGCTTCAACATCAACGAAAGTTGATGGAGCATCTGCTCGGTAAACTTCGTAAGCTGCTTTGATGGCCTCCTCTACCTTCTCTACTATTTCGTAGAGGTTTTTAGCGTTACCAACTAACTTGGGCTTTCGCTGGGGTCGCTGCGGCTTCGCTGGGGTCGCCTTGTTGACCAATAGCCCTGCTCCGTCCTTCAGTGAGCAGGCCCCCTCGCCTTTCAGAATAATGGCCAAATGGTCAGGTCGAAAATTACTTGCCGTGGCAACATAATTCTTAGTGCCATAAGTACCATTGCCCACCAGTGCATCGACGAAGAGACCAGTGCTCACCTCCAGTTTTTGGTTCGCAAGTAAGGCTGCTTCAATCCGAGCACCGCCTTCAACCTTGTCGAACCGATCTTTCTCAAACCAAGCCTCTGCTTGCAGTTTCTTGGTTTTCTTGTTGTATTTGGCATTGAGGACGATACCTAACGAGAACTTCTCTAGGCTCTCGGTCAATGCACCCGAAACCAAGTTACCTTGAGCATCCTTCGGATGCTCAACGGTAATAGGTTTGTGGTTCCATGCGGGAATACTCTTGGCTATTTCGGCTTCAGGGTATAGGATAGGACCAGAGGAGCCGGGCCAAACGCCTTCCAGGATCATTGAGACTGGGGCGACATAATAATCCTTACCCTTAAGGGTTTCGGACCTGACTTTGCTGCTAGCTAGGTTGGCAATTAACTTTTCCACTTGTTATTCCTCGGTTAGTTTTTCTTCGTCGCCTAGAACTTCGTCCGCAATCCAAGCACTGACAGCTCCGATGACGAGGGGAATGTAAAATCCCCAAGCCATAGCCACGGTGCTAGATTGAATGAGCGGTATGTGTGTTTCGACCAAATCAGCTAGCTCTACGTCAGAGTATTTCTTACCTGGGACGATGCCGGTATTGACTACGGCGGGGTCACTGGTAATATCTAAGGCAAACTCCAAAGCTGCTTGTTTGTCGCCCGTTCGCAACGCGGCGACAAAAAGCTGAGCTGTTAGTGGGTTAAAGTTACTCATCGCTTAGCCCTTTGCTGTACGTTGACTGGGGTTTTACTTGGATCTTTTTTGTTCCCAGGTTTGGGAACTTTTGGAATGGAACTTGGGGTGTTACCACCCGAGGTTCCGGTCATGCCAGCCATCTCTTGGAAGACGACTGAGAACTTGGTCTTGTCTGCCGCCATGATTGCCTCTACCATTTGGGCACTGAATCCCATGACCTTGCCAAGGAATTCAGGCAGCGGAATCAAGGCTTCCGATCCCGAAGTGCTGTACCTCGCTAACGCTTCGGCCAGCGACTTAGCGACTTCAGCCTGCTCTATAATGGACAACGGTGCCATTGGCTCCCATTTGACGATATAAGGCAAAGGCTGGTCAATTTGCTCGGTAGGCTCGGGGAGAGCACCGTACTGGATAAGCCGGTCAATGGTAGGCCGGATAATGTTCGGGCTGACGTGTCGCTCTTTACGGAGAGCGACACGTTCCCGCCAGAGAATGGTGTCTTGTGGACTGTCAAGCTGCCCTTGCTGCGAACCCATAAAGGTTTGCATCGGAATGCCTTTGTTCATGGCAATCAGCTTGAGGATGTTGTTCGTATGGTTTGTTGGGTCTTCGACCTGTGGGGCGATACTGTTGACCTTAACGCCGACCATAGTGATGTACCGCTGAAGACCTTCGGCATAAGCCCGAACGTCTTCGCGGAGGGCATCTTTTTCGTCAGGTGTGAACTCACCTACCTTAGGATCGACCTCAAAGGCTAGACCAGGGAAGGCACCCTTCCAGAACATTTCGCCCGAGCCTCCGACCACCTTACGGAGGTCGAGGAGGCGGTTGTAAACTGCCTCCTGACGTGGCATACCATAAATCTCAGACTCTAATGGATTGTCAGCTACGTGAATTACCCGTGACCAGTGGACCATGATCTGAGTTGCCGAGACGCTGGCTTCGCCAGAACTGTCTTGGAACATAAGATTGTAGTATTTAGGTTGGCCGTACCTTGGGTTGAACGGATCTCGCTCAAATTCGCTAATGCTGGCACTAGTCTCACTGAACACTCGGAGGTACATGACCTTCGCCTCTCCACGCGATTCGGCTACGCCGTCATCGGTGAAGCCAGGGGCGGGAAGGCGGAACTCTTTACCGTCATTGAGTCCGAGGAACAAAACCCCAAATCGCCCGATACCGCTAACGCGGTCTAGGCGATGGAGGTAGGAAAATAGCTTGGAGTTAGCAACAAATTTGTCGATAGCCTTCTCAAAGTCCGTTTCCCGTTCTTCCTCAGTTTCGTAGATCTTAGGATGCTCTTTCCAGCACTCATCTGGCTCGATATTGACGATCCGGTTGGCGATTTCATTACGGCGGTACATTTGCATGTACTCAACGTCGGTCACTACTTTGGGGTAGCCACAAAGCAAATCGAGGTCACGGTCGCCTTCCGGTCCATCTAGGATCGGAACACCGGCCATAGCACGATCAAACAGGTTCGTAATGAACTCTGCTTGCTTGATTACTGGGAGTATTGGAATGGGGTCCATAAGTCCTGCTGCCGGTATTAGGGAAGTTAATTCCAGTCATTCTAGCAGGATTATCCAGATTTTGCTTAAAATGGGTCGTAGAGCGGTGTATAGTAATGACGAAAGGGAAACGTCATGTGCAGAAGAAAACAGTTCGAGCCTTCAGACCTAATAATCTATCCGTTAGCCTGGATAGGTACTTTTCTGTTGATAATTTACTTCCCATATATCGTTTTGTTTGGGATTATCATGTTTTTCAAGATTAGTTATTGGTTCATAGCATGAGTAAGATGATACTATTTAAGAAAGAGTTTTCCCATCGGATGCTGATTATGCACTCGACCTATGGCAGTGACCCTAGAATTGCCAACCTAGTCCGAGTCATCTGTCCTGATGGTACTGCCTACATCGGACCCATTCGCTTTGTCCGCAGGACCAAAGCGGGGTTGTGTTTGATTGAAACCGATGGTCCGATGCCTTGGAGTAAGGACTGGTACGGCTACCGCTGGATGAATCACAAGAATCCAGACGGTAGCTACCGGCATAGCGTGCCGCTGCATCACCTATTTAGAACCGTGGATAGTCAGGTGGAGTTTATTTGACACGCCTACGGTTTTGTGGTAGAATACGAAAAGCCAGCGAGTCACCATCTCGCTGGCTTTTCTAAACACAAACGATAGGAACAGTATCATCTATGCCTGCTTTTATTTTACACCACGGTATCCGAATTGCAAGTGACTTTACTCCAGAGACCTTCGGTCGTCTTACGACCATTGGTCCGAAGTTCATGCTGCCAGTCGGATCAAAAGGCGTCTCACAATCAAGGCAAGTCTGCCAATGTAGTTGTGGTAATATAGTTGTATGTAAAACTAATGACCTTAGGACAGGGCACACTTCATCCTGTGGGTGTTTACATACAGAGCAACTAGTGGCACGTAGTACAAAGCACGGTCACTCTAAGCGAGGGAAACGCTCGCCAGAGTATTCTATATGGGCTGGTATGCTACAACGATGTCATAACCCGAACAACGAAGACTACCGAGACTACGGAGCAAAAGGCATCTATGTGTGTCCAGAATGGCATCATTTTGCTATATTTTTAGAAGACATGGGACCAAGACCGTCCGACGATTTGACAATTGACCGCATAGATACCTATGGACCTTATTGCAAAGAGAATTGTAGATGGGCCACAGTCGAGCAGCAAATGAATAACCGAACAGACTCTCGGTATGTTACTGCATTTGGCAAGACGCAGACTGTGGCCCAATGGTCGAGAGAGACAGGAATTAACGAATTCACTATTCGTGCTCGATTAGTTAATTTAGGCTGGTCACCAGAAGATGCCGTAAGTAGACCTATTTCAAAACCCCAATCTTGACCGTTTGTCGAGTCAGGATAGTGTAAGCTAAGCACGTAGCATCTACTTGGTCGTCATGAATAACATCAGGGAAGTACATAGCTTCCCTGACGAAATCATCCCAAATCTTACCCCGCAAAGCAGTGTGGACATTCCCAAAGTTGACTTGCGTGGCAAAAGCGTCCGCCCGAGACAACTTCCCGCCCTTCGGTGCATGTTTCTCAACATGCACCACGAAGCCGTGGAGCCTCTTACACGCTTGTCTGACGGCATCTAAGCCTGCCGAACCACCTTCCTGCTCTATGACAATCTTAGTATCCCTCCCATCGGCATGGGCAGTCGCCAAAATAATCTTCTCACGCTGGTCAGTGTCCCACTGACCTCGTTTGATGTCCAGAATCCACACTTGGTCATCATGCGTGAGACCTAAACAGACCCCAGTTGTGTAATCCCCACTGTTTGCCAGAGCCGCCTTATCCCAAGCCCTAACCTTTTTCTTAAATTTGAGATCTTGAGGTACTCCCAGTTCGTGCATTACAATGCGGTCAGTCTTAATAGCTCCGCCGCCTGCTGGAATAGGTACTTGAAGTATCTGACCAGCAAATCCGTAGGTATGGAGCATTGCACGAAGGTCATTTAGGACCGTCTCTGGCATCCGTACCGGATCAAAGAGCCCGTCCTTGTAGAACTTTCGCATCTCTGGCGGTGAAATCTGATCTGTTTCCATTCCAGGTAGGCAAATATGCTTGACCTGCGGCCATTCTCGGAGAATGACTGCCGTAGGGTCATTCACCGAGAGCCGCTGCATGACTAGACCGCTAAACGTCCTCGCCTTGTCCGTCTTCCGCGTGGGGATAGTCTCTCGGACGAAATGCTCCGCCGCCTGTAAGTCCGCAGGCGACCGAGCCTGTTTCGGGTTAATTAGGTCGTCCATCATAATAATGTGGGCGTGGTTACCTGTGATGTTACTGCCCATACCAAAGCTCATGCGCTCGCCGTTCATGGTATTGGCCCATAGAGACTTACTATTGACATCCTGACGAAGCTCGACGTAGGGGAATAGCTTCTGGTAGAGTGGACTTTCAACCAAACGCTTGGCTTTGGCGGAGAATCCCCAAGCCAAGTCGTCGTTACAGCTAACGGCTAGGAACCGGATGCTAGGATCTCGGGTCCAGAGCCAAGGCTGATACATGATGGAGAATATGGTGGACTTAGAAGTACCTGGACTAATGTTGACCACGAGATCGTGTTTTTTGGGCTCGCCCCTAAAAACACGCTCGGCGGCTTCCTGGAGTTCATCGCACAGAACTTTGATATGCCAATTGACTACTAGAGGGTCCGTAGGACAGAGGATCTTCCAAAACGTCTTAAAAAAGTGGAAATAGCTTTGCTTGCATAGTTCTGCGGTTTCTTTATAGAAGTCGATTTGCATTTTGCGTACCTTTCGATTAGAATAACTGTTACTTCTCGCTAGTATAACAGAAAGTAATAGTAATGCTCGCAGAATTACCTGATAAGAAGTTCCTCGAAGGCTTGCTTTGGCGAGCCCGCCGCGTTTTTGCTTGGACCGGGAAAGCCCGGCCCAAGCCAAAGAAACGCAAATTTACCCGTTTAGAAATCAAGAAAATGGAACTGGAGGCATATAAAGTGCTAGACGAGACCAAATACGGCCTGTGTGCCGCCTTAGCCCGACAAGTGATTGACGTTGCCGCGAGTGTGGACAACGAGTGGGTCGAGCTGTTTCCTGTCTTTGAGATGGTCGATACCCTGATTAAGACTGAGAATTGTTATCTTGAGGTGACTCCTGAAGGGTATTTTCTTCGGGATTCGACGGGTCAGCTTGTTTCGGGAGGGGCAACCCTCCGCTCTTGGCTAACATCTCACGTACAGTTACACGGTGGTCGGGTAACCGAGCGTTATGATCGCGGGGCGGAGTAAGGTACTCCGGCCCGATCTCCTTAGGATCGATGACAATGCCCTGTTTTTCAGCTAAAAACCGGGCAATTCTGGCTTGTTCGTAGGCGTGGGACTGTGCTCGCCACATTTTGATCTTGGCGACCTTGCAAAGTCTGGCATTTTCGACTTGGCGACCTTGCAAAGTCTGG